GCTAGGGCGCAAATGGCGCAACAAAGAAAAGATGAGAAAGACAAAGCTGTTGACGATCTTATTGATGCTGCTCGGGAGCGCAGGTTGCGTAAGCGTGAAGCTGAACGGGTTTCAAGAGATAGCAGCGACACACCCAGTGGGTCTGGAGAAAGCAGTGGAGTCTGAGGAAGGTGCGGCTTTTGTGAAAGCGTTGGGGCTTTATATTAATAAATTGGAATATGAATTGGAGAAGCAATGATTAACCTGTCGGAAATGGACACCTTGGTGCGGGACGCACTACAGGCTCGACTCCCTTGGGAGGACGAACAGATCAAAGGGTATAAGCTCCGGCACGAAGGTCTCGGACGGCCCAAGAAACCGTGGGCAGGTGCAGCGGATCTGAACTGGCCTCTGTCCGATATGATGATCGAGAAGATTAAGCCGTATTACATTCAGCAAGTATTTGCGAATGAGTTGGTGGCAAACTTCTTTTCACTCAAGTCAGACTTAATGCAGTTCAATAATGCGGCAGCACAATGGTTTGATTACCGTCTAAGACAGCGTACTAATTTTGAGACAGAGATTATCAGCGTAGCGGACTACATGTTGATGGCAGGTAAGGGTCTCTTGAAAGTCTACTGGGACGAGGGGAAGAAGCAGGTGAAGTTCGATTCTGTGGACCCGATGTATTTCATTGTCCCAACCCATACGACAGATTTACGGGATGCCGATTGGTGTGCGCAGGTTCACCAGATCAGTCCAGCAGCTTACAAGCGAAATGAGAATTACAACCAATCACCGGAGCTTCTCACCAAGATACGGGCCGCAAATGCGGAAACGCGGACGCGCTACGAGAGTGAGAAGTATCTCCGTGAAGGGATCACACACTCCGTTGACGATGATCGTATCCCCGTGTGGGAGGTGTATTATCGGGACGGTAAAGACCTCCTGACCTTTACGTTTTCACCATTGTCATTGGATGAATTTGTACGCCCTATCCGTAAGCTCCCCTACGACCACGGTCACCTCCCGTATGTGGAGTTTAACGTAGAGGTTAAGGATAAAGGTTATTACTCACCCCGTGGTATCCCTGCCCGTATCGCCCCGTTACAGCAATCCATGACTAAGCTCTGGAACGAGAAGCTGGATGCTGTAACGATCTATAGCAGACCCATATTTACGTCGGACAACCCGATGGTGAATGCAGGTAACATCCGTATGCAACCCGGTCAGATTATACCATTTCCGGTAAAGGCTGTATCGATGGGGGCACCTCCGGTAAGTTGGGATCAAGAGATTGCCCAGCAGCGGTTGACCGCCGAGCAACTAATCGGTATTCCCGACGCGGGTCTGCAAAATCAATTTAAGTCAGGGGAACGTCGGACTGCGTCTGAGGTTAACCTTATCGGGACGGTGATGAGTCAGGTGACTGACCTCCGTTCCCGTATCTTCCGTCGAGCTTTAGCTGAAACATTCGCGCAAGCGTGGGGGTTGTATGTCCAATATGACAAGGCGGATTTACATTTCTTTTACCGCAACGAGTTGATGACGATCCCGCCCGAGGCTGTCCAAGACGGGTATCGGGTCGAGCCATTGGCTAGTGCTGATAATTTTAATAAACAGTTTGTGTATCAGAAGAAGGTCACACGGTTCCAGTTACTCCAGCAGAATCCGTTCGTGAACCAAGCGGAGCTTGTCCGAGACCTGATTGCTGCGGACGATCCACAGGATGTGAAGCGTATCTTTATGGATAATGACGCACAGTCTGCGGATCAGAGCGAAGACCAAGCAACTGAGCTTTGTCGGATGATGATTGGGTTCCCGTCACAAGTGAAACCCGTGGATGACGATGCTACGCATTTGATGATCCTTCGGGGTTTTGTGGAGAGGCGTATCAGCGCGGACGAGGGTATTGACGGTGAACTAGCCGCACTGTTGATGAACCATGCGAATATGCACATGCGACAGCTACAGCAAAAGAACCCTGAACAAGCGAAACAACTTGAGGAGCCTATGCAGCAAATGGCTCAGTATTTCGGACAGGTGGTGGCTATGGAGCAGCAAGCTAACCAGCAGCAACAACAGCAGCAAATGCAGATGCAAGGGCAAGAAGAAATACCACAAGAAGCCTTGCCCGAAGGTATATAATCCCATATATTGTGAGAAGGTTAAGACGTTTTTTGACAACTTGGAGGGCTGTTTCGGCAGTCCTATCGTATGCAGACACACAGACAGTGTGGAGCGACAAGGACCGCCGCGCTCTCGGCGCGTTCCTTGAAAGTCCGGCAGGAGCTAGGATGGAACGCCTGATGGCGGACCAGATACTGGACTCATGCCAGACCGCCGTGTCCGAGCAGTGTACGCCGTTTGAGGCGGGGACCGTTCACGGCATGAAGATTTTATGGGTGTTTATGAAAACACTCACCACGGCGGGGGCTTCGCCAGAACAAGACCCGAACTATGAGCGAGACAACTAACCTAACGGTAGAAGAGGAGTTAGATGCACTAAAGCAAGAGGCGGAAGCCGTTGACGCTGGAACGCAACTCCCTTCTGAGACTGCTGAAAATGAAACTCCTACTGGCAGCGAGGAGGCCGAGGGTGAGTCCGAAGAGGGCTTAACCATTGAAGACAACTCTGAAGACGAGTCGGCGGGCGAACCTACCGAGGAATCTAATAAAGAGGTTTTAGAAGACGAAGGCGTGTCCGAGACGGACCCGCTGGAGGGTGCTGACGTTGGGGAGAAATCTGACGCAGAACCACAAGCACGGCGCACGGGAAAAAAGAAAGAGGCTTTGAAGCGTTCTTGGGAGAATGCAGACAAGCGTCACCGTGAGGCCGACGAGCGTGAGACACACTTACGAGTACGGGAGACACAACTCCTTGAGCGTGAGCAGCAGGTTTCCACTATTGAATCTGAGGCACCGGATGATCCGTTACCTAAGTATTCAGCAGATGAGATTGCGAGTTCACTAGAGGAGTTCATTGATGATGGCGAGTTTGATACTGCAAAGAACTTGATTAGAAGTCTTGCAGGAAAAGCCAACGCAATGGGTGCCGCCCGTAGCTCGGGACCGAACAGTCCGCAGTTTGCAGAGGCATGGGACCAAGTGAGGGGGAAAGCCATAAAGGATAACCCTGAACTGGAAGACCCCAAGTCCTCCTTATATAAGGAGTCTACTGGACTTCTTAACGGGGAGTGGGGGCCGTTGTTTCAAGCGCACCCCGCAGGGGTTGCTGCGGCAGTAGAGGTTGCTAAGTTGCGTATGAACGCCGCTTCGTCTTCGGAGTTGTTGGAGAAGGTTGAGCAGTTACAAACTGAGAACAATAAACTCAAGAAAGCGGTAGCATTGGATGGGACAACACCAACAATATCAGGCGGAAGCACTGAAGCCAAGTGGGACAACCTCTCACTTGACGACCAATTGGAAGCGTTACGACATGATGCGGCGATTTTGAGTTAGTAATAAAGATTGGAGGCCATCATGGCTGCTACAACTGGATTCATTCGCACGACCTCTGGTAGTTCAACAGAGTCAAGCTCCGGCTTGGACTCTTCAAGAATTTCTGAGGTCTTTAACAAAAACTTCCTCAAGCATGCAATAGACCGTTTGGTCCTCGCAGAGCTTGTGGAGAAATTCGACCTGCCTAAAAATGCAGGTACACAAACCATGCGGTTCTTTCGCCGTGGTGAAGCTAACGTGGATAACGTTCGCTCACTGACGGAAGGTACCCCATTAACTGACTTCACGCACACCACGCTCGAAATCGTGGAAGCTACGCTCTCCCAGTACGGTGACGTATCCAAGATTTCGGACACTCGCGTTGCTACTGACTTGATCAAGCAGCTTGAGTTGGAAACCCAGCGTATGGGCGAGGAAGCCGCACTGTACTTGGATAACCAAGTGCGGGACGAAATATACACAGAGATGTCCGATTCGGGGAACTCTGCTCAACTTATCGATCTGACTGCGGAGTCTGCCTCTGCGGATCGTACCGTTGAGCTACAAGACCTCGACAAGGCTTGCAGCATTTTGAAGGAGAATCGTGCTCCTACCTTTGCTGGCGGTCACTACGTCGCTGTGGTTAGCCCACGTCTGTCTTACGATCTTCGTCAAGACACCAAGTGGGTGAATGTTTCGAGCTACTCCGATAAAGAGAAAATCTATAACGGAGAGATCGGGAAATTCTTCAACGTCAAGGTTGTGGAGCAAACGAACCCGAAAGAGTTCGACCACAACTCGGGCACTGGAAACGGCCACGCTTGTTTCGTATTCGGTAAAGAGTTTGCCGGAACAATCAAGCTCGCTGGTTCTAATAGCCCGCTCAAGCCGCAGCTTATCATTAATGATAAAGCGGATAAGAGTGACGCCCTGAACCAATACATCACCGCCGGATATAAATTCTACGCTGCTAGTAAGGTGTTGAATCCTAAATTCGGAGTAATGATCAAGGCTAATAAAGTCACGTTTTAATCCACGGGACTAAACCGAGGGTGTCCTGCTTTAGGGATGGAGTAGGGCACCCTCATTTAAGATTGGATTGATATGACTTTAGCGGATATGGCAGATCAGGTTGTGGATTTGATTGGGTCTTCGGACGCGACTTCAAAAACACAAGCGAAGGAATTCCTGAAAAGACGGTACATGATGTTGTATGACGCCCATCTTTGGGAAGATGCAAAGATATCATTGACGCTTACCACCTATGCTAACCAAGTCATACTACCTGCGTGGGTAGATAAAGTACTTCAAGTGGTTATGCAAAAGGGGGATTTGAAACGATTACTCGCCCCAATGGATCGTCAGAATATATATCAAATCAATCCGTACCTTTTAGAGGAATCTGGTGATGTCATAGGGTTTAGTCACATGAATCCTGTAGCGACCCACATGCACCCTCCTAATGTAAAACTTAGTATTAGTTCAAGTGATGCTACTGATACGGGAAGCGTTCGGGTCCAAGGGATGCACCTCGGCAATGAGATTTCAGAAACGGTAACATTGTCTGGGACTTCTGATCGGGTTTCTCAAAATTATTACGATGAGATATATTCTTTATCCAAGCCGAAAACGGCGGGGTACATCAGGGTGGTAACTTCAAATGCGGCTGAGAATGAATTGCAGGTTTTACTAGAGGATGAGAACGAGAGGAAGCACCAGAGGATTCAGCTACATCGTGACATTTCAGAAGGGCACAAGTTATTAATTTATGCAAAGCACATCTGTACGCCTCTTAGCCACGACAATGACACTCCCCAATTAAAAGCATGCACTAACGCGCTGATCTCTTTCGCGGTGGCGGATATGCTTACTCGGATGCGGCAGTCAGGAAAGGCCCAAGCACATGTGCAGGAAGCGAACGCGCATTTAGTGGCAATGATGGGGGCTGATAAAAATCAACGGGCTAACGTAGTCCGATTCGTACCGGAGGACAGTTATAATGGCTAACAATACACCATACACAAATGAGAGCAACGCAACGGGGGCGTCAACAAGCCCTAATGGGGTTACTACTTTACTTAATAAATTAGATTCGGACAACGACGGTGTTGTGGATGGCGTACTCGCTACGGGAGTTACGACAGAGCACCTAAATGCGGATACCTTGGTTACTGCGGCTGAGTCGATTTCGAGCAACGACAATGACACCACGCTGCCGACCTCGGCGGCTGTTAAGGATTACGTCGATGCTCAAATACTCACCAAGGACAACTTGGATGAGATAGCTGAAGGCACAACCAACCTCCACTTTACGGCCACTGATAACACGAAACTCGACGGTATAGAAACCGCAGCTACCGCTGACCAGACAGGGGCACAGATCAAGACGGCTTATGAGGCTGAGAGTGATACCAAC